ATCTACACAGATCACACCTTTTGCTTTAACTGCCAAAAGTACACGAAAACAGAAGAAGGAGAAGAAGTTGAAAAAACTTCCAGACCGAAACCTGTTCGGCCAATGATCGACGTTGATCTAACCGTTCCCTGGGATGCAGATCACTACAGAGGGATACCTAAAAAAGTCCTTGATCAATACGGCGTTTATAAATATGCCGATGGAGTGGCCTTCCAATACAGGGATAAAAAAGGCGTAAACATTGCACAAAAAATTAGAAATGGAAAAACTTCTTGGAGAGGAGACGCAAAGAAAGTCGCAGGGTTTGGTTCACATCTCGCAAATCCTAGCCACCACGATGGAATCGCAATTTGCGAAGGCGAAATGGATGCACCAAGCATCTTCCACGCCACTAGAGGAACCGTAGTTGGAATTTCAGTTCCGAATGGGGCTCAGAATGCAGGCAATTTCGTCAAGAAACACATTGATTTCTTTAGCTCTTTTAAAACTGTCTATATCGCCACAGATATGGATGAGCCTGGAGAAAATGCAGCGAGTGATCTCGTTAGTCTTTTTGAAGCAGGCAAAGTTAGGCGTGTTGTCTTTCCTAAGAAAGATGCCAACGACACGCTGCAAGAACTAGGAAGTCATGCAGTTAATGAAGCGATTAAAGCTGCTAAAGAATTACGTCCTGATGGAATTAAATCTGCTTCTGCCTATGCAGGGATAGTTAACAAACCACCTGATCGAAAAGCTACTAATTGTGCTTTTGGGTTCTGGAATGACAAGACTCCTTTTTACGATAATCAACTCATCGTATTAATTGCGGGGTCAGGAATTGGTAAGACAACCTTTGCAAGGGCGTTGGCATTACATGACATCGAACGACGTATCAAAGTCGGGTGGATTGGCCTTGAAGAAACAGCCGAAGAAGCGGTTTTTCGTTTTGTTGGTCAAGCAGCAGGGATTCAAATTCATGCCAGAGAAAACTATGCAGGGCTTACCGATGAGCAAGTACAAAACATCGCCCAAGCTGACAAGTTTGTTACTGGTTCTGGATACCTTGAGTTATTTGATCACTTTGGATCTCTTGATGAAAAGGTCATCCTCCAGCGGATGAATTACATGGTCAGAAGTCTTGGCTGCCAACACATTTACTTAGATCATTTAACGATTTTAGGAAGTGGATTAGCACAAGACACAAGGCAGTTAGACGCTCTCGTTACAAAGATTAGAAGCTTTATTGCGGCTACTAAATGCACAGTATTCGCTATTAGTCATCTCAATCGCTCTTCTTCTGGAGAAAACTTTGAGAACGGAGCTGCCCCAGAGCTGCACAACATAAGGAACTCACATTCAATTGTTCAACTTGCCGACACGATATGGGCCTTAAACAGATCGAGAGGATCAAACCTCACTCACTCAAAATGCTTAAAAAACCGCATGTTGGGCCGATGTGGTTATGCAGGCTCTTTCGAGTTCGACGAAACAACTCAACAACTAGCTCACAAATGGCACGACCAGGACACCCAGTTCTGAACTGGAATCAGCTCAATCGAGCCCAAGCAGTATTTATCTTTTTCCGAGCATCACATTGGAAACAAGCAATGGTTACTGAAACTTATCCAACATCATGCACCGTTATCTACCAAGAAAATGACAGAGATCACTCAACAAGAATCGTTGACCTCGAAAACATTAGAAGCGTCAGGGAAGTTGACCCAGAATCAAATGATTTACGTCAAAACTCTGAAGCTGAAAGCTGAAGAAGCATACAAAGAAGCACATGAAGAAGGGAACAAGGTTCAAGAGATTTGGAACGACGGCTATGTAACAGCTCTTCTTCACCTCTTGGACAATTACGGATGACTCCCGATGAGAAAATCGCCCATGCAGAGGAGCGAATACGTCAACTCAAAATCTTAATTAAGCATTGGAAAAAACATGAAAAAACTTTTCTATGACATTGAACCCGATGCTTATCGGGCCATGACATCCGCAGAATATGAATGCGAATGGACTCCAGAAGTATGGACTTATCAAACAAACCTAGATGAGGCTAAACATGCTGTTACCGCAGAGATTGAACGCATACAAAAGCTATGCCCAGACCATAAGATATTCTTGGCCTTGGGTGACTCCAGTAACTTCAGGTACGGTGTCTATTCCAATTACAAATCGAACAGACGTAAATTTAGAAAGCCAGCAGGGTATTCAGTATTACGCCAATGGTTACGTGACACATTTGAAGTCATTACGCTTCCATTGATTGAAGCCGATGATGTGGTAGGAATCCTTGCAGATCAAGAAAGTGGAGATGTTATTTATTCAAGGGATAAAGATCTAAAAACTATTCCAGGCTTACATTTAAACGCTGAAGGTAAAATCGAAAAGATACAAGAATTTGATGCTAATCAATCTTTTTATCAAACGATTTTAACGGGCGATGCTACAGATGGATTCCCTGGATTAAAAGGCTACGGCCCTGTAACAGCTAAAAAGTTACTTGCTGACTGTACAAGCGAGTTGCAGATGTGGGAAAAGGTTAGAGCTGCTTATTTAAAGGCAGCAGCGAAAGATCCTGATATACCCGATATTCTTTCTCAAGCTAGGTGTGCAAGAATTTTAAGACAAAACGAATATGACTTTACGGCTGAAAAACCAGTTGAATGGGAGCCGCCAACGTCTATTGAGGGGGTGTTTATTCCGACATTACATGATTAAAATATTATCAACGACCCA